TTGCGTAGAAGCGCCTAAACACGGAGTTGATATTCAGCTTTGCAATATCTCTGGATGCTCCGTTGTTTCCCGTGTTCGCAATTTGATTGTTAAAGACTTTATGGCTTCAAATTGCACTGATTTAATGTTCATTGATTCAGACATTAACTTTAACCATCAAGACATTTTCCGTCTAATGGCGTGGAATACAGACCCCAAAAAGGGTATTGTAGGTGGCGTTCCAACTGCCCGTAAAAAAGGTAGTATCTATATCTCCACGTTAGAGCAAGATGATGACGGTGGAATCTACATGAATGCGTATGGTCTAGTTAAGGCTAAACGCATTGCTACAGCGTTTATGTTGATCCGTAGAGACGTTATTCAAACCCTAATTGATAATCACCCTGAGTGGCGTTATCACGATGATAGGGTTGAGAATGGTCACCCAGATAAGTTCTGCTATTCCGTATTTGATTTCCAATCTAAGCCTGACGGCTATGTTGGCGAAGATTACACATTCTGTGACCGTGCTAGAGAGCATGGATACGAAGTATGGATTGACCCAACAATCAAGCTAGGTCACATGGGTATTACTGAGTTTGAAGGATCATTTGGTGAAGAGTTTTTGTACCCATTAATCCGTTCAGTAGATTTAAAAAAGGACGTAGCATGACATCCCCAGCATGGACTCGCAAAGAAGGTAAGAACCCTAAAGGCGGCCTAAACGCCAAGGGACGTGCTTCGTACAATGCAGCCAATCCTGGCAAACCTGGACTCAAGCGTCCTCAGCCAGAAGGCGGTTCAAGACGGGATTCTTTCTGCGCCCGTATGAAGGGCATGAAGAAAAAACTAACCAGCGCTAAAACAGCCAATGACCCAGATTCACGCATCAACAAGTCATTACGTGCTTGGAACTGCAAAGAAGGCGGATCAGTACGTGGCGGTGGATGTGAAATACGTGGTAAGACTAAAGGGAAGATGGTATGAAAGAGCATTTAACCGAAGGCACTAAACACGTTGTAGATGGGATATCTTTAGTTACAGTGGTAGGCACACTAACAGACTTATTGCCTGCGGTAGCGGCTTTATTTACGATTGTTTGGACAGTAATTCGTATCTATGAAACCAAGACAGTTCAAGGATGGATTGATCGTGCCAAGCGTAAGTAAAAAACAACATAATTTTATGGCTGCGGTGGCTAAAAACCCATCGTTTGCTAAGAAAGTAGGAGTACCTGCTAGCGTTGGGCAGGAATTTTTAACTGCCGATAAAGGCAAAAAATTTGTTAAAGGTGGACCTATGAAACACGAAGATATTGCAAAAGACAAACCCATGATGGCAAAAGTAGCAGCTAAAGCCGTTAAGGGTCATGAGAAGCGTATGCACAAAATGGCTGGCGGCGGTAAAGTTGGTCAACTTTCCAAGGCTGATGGTTGTGCCGTTAAAGGCAAATCTAAAGGCAAAATGGTAAAAATGGCTGGCGGCGGTTCCTGCTAATGAGAGTTTCGCGTGGCATGGGTGCCATATCTCCTTCTAAAATGCCCGGCGGCAAGAAAAAAGCTCGCAGAGATGATACTGACTTTACGCAATACAAAGAGGGCGGTACGGTTAATAAAGCTGGTAACTATACGAAACCTAGTATGCGCAAAGCTTTATTTAACAAAATTAAATCGTCTGCCACGCAGGGTACAGGTGCGGGTCAATGGTCTGCTAGGAAAGCACAACTATTAGCAAAAAAATATAAGGCGGCTGGCGGTGGTTATAAATGACTGGATTGGCAAAATCACAACGTTCTTTAAAGGCTTGGGGCGACCAAAAGTGGACGACCAAGTCGGGAAAAAAGTCGTCCGAAACCGGAGAGCGATACTTGCCAAAAAAAGCGATAGAAGCCCTAAGCCCGCAGGAGTATGCAGCAACGACAAAAGCAAAGCGGACGGGAAAGCGCCAAGGAAAACAGTTCGTAGCACAACCACCAAAAATAAGGCAAAAAGTAAAGCCTTACCGAAAGGTTAAGTAATGTCTACATCAGGTACAACCACATTTAATTTAGACCTCAATAATCTTATTGAAGAAGCATTTGAGCGTTGTGGTACAGAGCTTCGTACTGGTTACGATATGCGCACTGCACGCCGTTCTTTAAATTTGCTTACTATTGAATGGGCTAATCGTGGTATTAACCTTTGGACTATTGAACAAGGACAGATCGCAATGGTGACTGGGCAAGGTATTTACCCTGTCCCTGTTAATACAATTGATCTTTTAGACCACGTAATTCGTCAAAATAATGGCGTTACAAGCAACCAGATTGACATCAATATTAGCCGTATTTCCGAGTCTACCTACTCTACAATCCCTAATAAATTGACTACTGGACGCCCAATTCAGGTTTGGTTTAACCGCCAGTCAGGGCAGTCTAATTCAACCGCTGTGACCTTAAACGGCACAATTGATGCCGCCGCTACATCTATTACCGTTAGCGATGCTAGCGCCCTTCCTATTGGTGGATTTGTGAAAATAGATAATGAGACCATCAGTTACGCTAACGTTGTAGGAAACGTCTTAACAAATTGCTACCGTGGTCAGAACGGTACTACTGCCGCAAGCCATACAACCGGCGCAGCCATTAGCGTACAGAACCTTCCATCCATTAATGTTTGGCCTACACCTGACGCTGGCGGTGGTCCATATACTTTTGTATATTGGAGATTACGTAGAGTTCAAGATGCCGGAACAAATGGTACTGTAGAGCCTGATATTCCTTTCCGTTTATTACCCTGTATGGTAGCTGGATTGGCTTTTTATATGGCTCAAAAATTACCAGATGGGCAGGCACGGTTACAATTTTTAAAGGCAGAATACGAGGAGCAGTGGCTCATGGCTTCTACGGAGGACAGAGAGAAAGCCGCTTCTAGGTTTGTGCCTAGGACGACTTTCTATGCCTAATAAATATAGTAGTGGTAAGTTCTCAATTGCGGAATGTGATCGTTGTGGTCAACGGTATAAGCTAAAAGAACTTAAAAAATTAGTTGTAAAGCAGCAAATAAAAAATATTAAGGTCTGCCCTAGTTGTTGGGATCCAGATCAGCCCCAGTTGTCATTAGGTTTATACCCAGTAGATGACCCACAGGCTGTACGAAATCCTAGACCTGATATAAGCTACACAGTATCTGGAACAAGCGGTTTGCAGATCAACGGAAGTAACGATAATACACTGCAAGGTGTTGGTTATCCAGAGGGCGGTAGTAGAATATTTCAATGGGGATGGAACCCTGTTGGTGGTGCTAGAGATGATGGATTAACTCCTAATGATCTTGCCCCAAGCTGTTTGGTAGGAAGTGTAACGGTAACAACAACATAAGGAGTTGAAAATGTTTAAAAAAAGCGCAGATGGTATAGCTAAAAAAGGCAAGACCGAAGGTAAAAATTTAGGCGATAGTGGACCTACTGCCCCAATCGAAAAGGCTAGACCTAAGATGGGTGGTAAAAGCCAAATGGATATGAAGAAAATGGGTCGTAACCTAGCTAAGGTTAAAAACCAAGGCATGATGCGTAAAAGCGCAGGAAGAGGTCGATAATGGCTAAGTTCTCTAAAAAAGTTATGGGCAAAGAAGTCGGTTCAGCCGATGTTTATGCCGTTCCGCACACAATGTCTGGCAGTTCAAAAGTTGATTTAGGTGTTTGCTATGCTACTGACCCTAATTCTATGTCTGCAAATGAATCTACCCCTGGTGGTATGCCAGCTCGTAGAGTAAGTATTGGTAATATGACTCGTGAGCCAAAAACCACAGGCATTAAACAACGTGGATCTGGCGCTGCAACTAAAGGTTTTACCTCTAGAGGCCCAATGGCATGAATTACACGCAGTTAACATCTGCAATTAAAGGATTTGCTGAGAACGATTTCCCAGCAACAGTAGGCTCTTTTACGTCTGCTGACCAGATTGCTAGGTTTGTACAGCTTGCCGAGCAACGCATCTATAACACGGTGCAGATGCCTGCTTTCCGTAAGAACGTTACAGGATCTACAAGCAGCGGTAATA